ATTTAATCATTTGTCTCCCATGTCGGTACGCTCATTGTGCGCGTTGCTACCAATTTTCGGATATGCTACTTACCGGACATGGACGAGCGTGGATTGGAGAGCTTCTCTATCCACGCTGTGTGAACGCACCTCTCCAACTATGCCAATTGCGGCAGAAGTGGTGTTGGATGCGTTCGCAGACACTGTGGTGCCCAATGGGATTCTTATCCCTGGGCACACGCACCCTACCGCTGCTTCGCTGCGCAACGTCGCTCGTGACGTTGCTGACCTCATTGCCACCCGTTGTGGCTTGGACCTCTATTCTTTACAGATGTCCAAGTCAGATCAACGGAAAGGCTTTCGAGGTTCGAGGCAATGGTATTGGGCCAAGGATACGAAAGTGTGTAATAGGAAAGATGTTCTCAGGAATGATGACATTGCATGGATTTGCGATGTCGACTATTACCTGGATATGGTCGACCTCCTTAATAAGGAACCCAGACCGTATCTATTATACACTGTGGTGCCTGAACAGGCTTGTTCTAGTGGACAGGATGATAGTTCATTCTGTTTCGATAATGATGGAGCCTTAGTAACCTATGTTTCTGGTGGTGGCCAATATCGCCACCACCTATGGAACTATGGATTTGATTCCATTAAAGCCGTTCGTCGGTTTTGTGGAATTCCTATCCAACTCACCACGTATTCAATTGAACGTAAGCAAATCGGTTCCCACAGGCAACTTATCATGCTCACACCTCTGTCTTCTTTCAGGGGTGTTTGGGCTTGTGTTGCGAACTGGTTGTTAACGGATTCTCACGAATTGACTCGGTTTAATCCGATCACGGTAGCCGGGGACGGCTCCCGTTTTGTCCGGTTTAATGTTGCAACTGGTAACAGCATGAAGATCACGACTGCTCGCCCTAACACATTTTTATGTGCTACGGTTGAAGCTCGTGATGATGCTGCTATCGGTACTGCTGCTAGACTTGGTACAACCAACTTGATGTTGCCAACGACAACAAGTTGGATCGGAAAAGAAGAAAGACATGCAGCCGCTATACTCACTGAGTATTATCGGTCGGTAGTGAAAGTGGATGACCCTATGGTTTTTCCTGTTTCGCAAGCCGTTCGTGCATATCAATATCAACCTGATGAGTTCAATCCTGATGAGAAACCGAAATTGCAAGCGTTCATGTCTCCCTTGGTTCATGGAGCATTTGCTCCTGTGGCAAATGAAGCCGGAGAAAAACAATGTGTGGAAGGGCGAATCAATTCTTTGAAGAAAGATGAGCCCAAGCCCCATTCGTTTAGAGACCGGTGCATCCACGAATTCGCTGAATTCGTGGTTGACGGGTGTGTCTTAACTCCTGTTTGTTTTGAAACTGTTGCAGATAAACAAACCGGTGCTGCCCAGAAACTTTCTTTGTTGAAAGCTGTTGTTGCTGGTCCGTGGTTCTCGACTATTCTGAAGTGCTTCATTAAAAGTGAAGCCTATCCAGATGTCAAGGACCCTCGAAATATATCCACTTTCGATGACTCGCTTAAGCTTGATATGAGTATGTTTTGCCTTTCTTTGGCGGAACATTGTAAGAAGTTTTCTTGGTATGGTCCTGGGAAGGATCCGTTAATGATTGCGAATCGGATGGCGGAAATCGGGCTTAATGCTCACGATTTTCTTAACATTTCGGACTATCATCGCATGGACGGAACTATTTCCCAAACTTTGAGAGAAGTTGACCGGGCGGTTTTTATGAAGGCCTTTAAAAACCATCGCACCGAATTGAATGAATTGTTGAAACGTTGTTTCAATAATGTCGGTTACCTCCCAAAAGGAACCAAGTTCGATCAAGGAACCTCCCAAGGGTCTGGAAATCCAGACACTAGCACAGTGCAAACACTACGCTCCGCCTTCACCGCATACCTCGGTTTCCGGAACGTCGTCACCCCGCAAGGCCGCAGATATAGCCCTGAGGAAGCTTTCTCAAGTTTGGGAATTCATCTCGGTGACGATGGCGTTGATCCTGACCTCCCCATTAGAAACCACGAGTGGGCCTCAAAACGAGTTGGACTCGTATTGGAGGCCTCAGTGGTCCAACGAGGGGAACGAGGGGTCAATTTTCTGGCACGCTACTATTCACAAGAAATCTGGTATGGTCGTAATGATAGTATGTGCGACATCAAAAGACAGCTTAGCAAGTTCCATACAACGGTCCGTTTACCTTCTGGCGTTAAACCTGAAACGAAATTGGTTGAAAAATCACTCTCGTTCCTGGCAACAGATCGTAATACACCCGTCCTTGGATCATTATGTCAACAGGTGCTTATGCATGAACCCGAGAAACGAGTTCCATCTCTTGGAATCGGTTCTTGGTGGTCAAAGTTTGAGCAATCTAGACAGTTCCCCAACAATAATGATGACGGATGGATGGACGTGGAATTTGAACACATGTTACCGGAATTCGACAGGAGTCTTTTCAACCAGTGGTTGGCTAAAACCCAATCACTCACGGAAATTCTTGAAGCTCCAATTTGTACTCCCATCACAGCCCCAACACCAACAGTCGTTGATGTCGTCGTTGATGGATGCATCTTGGATGCGGCGCCTTCTAAAGCGCCGTCTTCTACGGTCGAATCATCGGATGAAGCTACAAGTGAAGCAGCAGAGAGCAAACGAGCCCAGTCCCAGCAATCGAAGAAGAAAGCTAGGCCTAGAGCCCGCAAAACCCCTAAACACCATAGAGTCACAATTAAGTGACTTGGCTATAGGATGAGCATTTAGTGGATGCG